ATGATTTCAATGCTAATCTAGTTGGAACATTTTGGAAATCGTATATAAATCTACATGTTGACATTGCAGATATTTTATAATATAATAACATAAACTTTAAAGGAAACAACCATGGCAAAACCATTTGACGTATCAAAGTTCCGCAAGGAAATAACAAAAAGCATTGACGGTCTTTCAATAGGCTTTAATGATCCAACTGATTGGATATCAACAGGCAATTATGCTTTGAACTATCTTATCTCAGGAGACTTCAACCGAGGTATTCCATTGGGCAAAGTCACAGTATTTGCCGGTGACTCTGGCGCAGGTAAAAGTTACATCTGTTCGGGCAACATTGTTAAGAACGCACAAGAGCAAGGCATCTTTGTTGTGTTGATTGATAGTGAAAATGCTCTTGATGAAGATTGGCTCAAAGCACTTGGAGTTGATACCAGTGAAAGCAAATTGCTCAAGTTGAGTATGGCCATGATTGATGATGTGGCCAAAACAATCTCCACATTCATGAGCGACTACAAAGCACTGGCCGAAGGCGAGCGTCCCAAAGTTATGTTTGTTATTGACTCACTTGGTATGTTGTTGACACCCACAGACGTCAACCAGTTTGATGCAGGTGAAATGAAGGGCGACCTGGGTCGCAAACCCAAGGCACTCACTGCCTTGGTTCGTAACTGTGTAAACATGTTTGGTAGTTACAACGTGGGCTTGGTTTGTACCAATCATACATACGCAAGTCAGGACATGTTTGACCCTGATGACAAGATCTCCGGAGGCCAAGGCTTTATCTATGCATCCAGTATTGTGGTTGCCATGAAGAAGATGAAGCTAAAAGAGGACGAGGATGGCAACAAAGTAAGTGAAGTGAACGGTATCCGTGCTGGTTGTAAAGTTATGAAAACACGCTATGCAAAACCCTTTGAAGGTGTGCAAGTCAAGATTCCATACACAACAGGCATGAGTCCATACTCGGGTCTGGTGGACTTGATTGAAAAGAAACAAATGCTCAAGCGTGAGGGCAATAGTCTAGTGTTTACCACAAGCGAAGGTGAAGTTATCAAGAAGTTTCGCAAAGCATGGGAAAAGAATGATGATTCATGCTTGGACCGGGTCATGGCAGACTTTGGAAATCAGAAAGCCGAGGTAAGTACTCCGGAGGAAACAGCAGATGAGTGAAACAATAGCCAGTGAAATTTGGGGAGAGCTCAAGCGTTTTGTAAACACAGTTGACCGTGCCGAAGCCGCTGAAACTGTGATACAGATCTTGATGGACAATGATTCAGATGTGGAAGACATTCGTGACGCCTTCAAAGGTGACACAGACATCAAACGTGCTTTAACCTCATATCTTGACAACGACCGAGACTACGCTGAAGAAGAGGAAGAAGAGGAAGAAGAGGAAGAAGATGATCAAGACTGGGAAAATTAATGATCGTCGATGATAACAAGAGAAACTATTATTGTTCAATGAAGTTTCGTTTTATCAAAATTGATCTTGAGTCAAAAACTACATACACTTGTCATGCTGCACAACCACATGATATAGATTTTACATGGTTATCTGACAATCCAGGCCAGTTGTTTAATACACCAATTAATATCACAGAAAGAAACATGATGCTGGTTAACCAGCGCAATACTAGTTGTGAACAAAATTGTTGGCGTGCCGAAGATGTTGGAGCAGTAAGTCCCAGGATGTGTCAAGGTGGACAGGATAAAACTCACTTTGAAATTTCTACACAGCCAGAAATTGTTGACCTTACAATTGGCAGTGATTGTAATTTGACTTGTTCATATTGTTGCAAAGAGTTTTCAAGTGCCTGGCGCCAAGACCTTAAAAACAATGGCAGATACAATGTACCTGGCTCGGACAACAGGTTTGAATTAACTGTTAAAGATCAGTTGTTGATGAAACTTAGTCAGCCAGTATTGACAGCAACTAAACAATATCAAATCTTGTTAAAGCAGATTAAACAAATTACACCAGGAATAAAAAAATTAGTAGTGACTGGAGGAGAACCGTTTTTAGATAACCGGCTGATAGATGTTCTCACAGAGATTCCAGTGCCAGACAATATTGAAATACAAATATATACTGGCCTTGGAGTTAGTGCAGCAAGGTTTGAAAAAATACTACAAAAAATAAAGTTGATTAAGGGTTTGTATCTAACAGTTAGTGCAGAATGTATTGATAAACTGCACGAATTTAATCGGTATGGTAGTTCGTGGAAAGATTTTAAAAACAAAATAGCATTGTTAGAATCAAACTGCATAGACTATAGGTTCCAATCAACTCTTTCTAATATGACAATTTTTGGGTTTGCTGATTTTGTCAATTGTTTTAAAAAAAACAAGATTGCTGTAACGTTTGCTTACCAACCGGACATGATGGCTACATATGTTCTTGATTCCGCAAGTAAAAAATTAATAATAGAACAAATACAATCACTACCAGAAAATATGCGACAACCAATCGAGCAGTCTCTGTTGCAAGTTCCAACAGAAACACAGAGACAAAATATCAAGAAATTTTTACAGGAATTTGTTTACCGTCGAAAAGATTTGGATATGTCTATATACCCAAAAACTTTTTTAAATTGGATAGATTATGTGGTATAGCCGTGTAGTGGCCAGCCTTGGTGCTATTCCAGACTTTATAAATCACTACGAGCGTGAACTTGACGATGCCAAAAAAGATTGTAAAATCTACGGCGTAGTTGAAAAAAATATCACAGCATTGCCGGGTATAACTGAGTTTAGGTACAATCAACTGCAAGAGATTGAAGCGGTGCTAAACTATCTCAACATCCAATTACGCAAAATACGTAGAAAGCATTTTCAAAAGTATTTGGAAGGGTATGCTCGTGCGCTGACCTCAAGAGATGCTGAAAAATATGTAGACGGTGAAGACGAAGTTATTGATTACGAAACTCTCATAAACGAAGTTGCATATTTACGCAATCGCTGGCTGGGCATACTTAAAGGACTGGATACCAAACAGTGGCAAATGGGTCACGTGGTCAGATTAAGAACTGCGGGCATGGAAGACATCCAGGTGTAAATACCTGCATGAAAATTGTTATAGTAGTCGGTGGATTTGATCCACTACATTCTGGGCATATCTCTTTGTTGAACCATGCGGATCATTTGGGTGATCATGTGGTTGTAGGCCTAAACTCCGATGCGTGGCTCACACGCAAAAAAGGCCGACCGTTTATGTCATGGCGAGAACGCATGACCATATTAGATAACCTACACATGGTTGGCGAAGTGATTGCATTTGATGACAGTGATGATACTGCTTGTGATGCTATTCGCCAGATTCGAGACAAGTATCCCAACGACAAGATTGTGTTTGCCAATGGTGGGGATCGCACACAAGACAACATTCCTGAACAGGTTTTTGACGATGTGGAGTTTGTGTTTGGTGTAGGCGGCAACAACAAAGCTAACTCTAGCAGTTGGATTTTAGAAAACTGGAAAAAACCCAAGACATTACGTGCCTGGGGTTACTATCGTGTGCTGCACGAAGTAGGCAATCACGTCAAACTCAAAGAACTAACTGTTGCACCTAAAACATGTCTTAGTATGCAACGTCACGAAAAACGTGCTGAGTTCTGGTTTGTGGCCGAAGGTGAGGCCACAGTATATACTGTGGATCCGCACTCAACTGACCGAGATCTATTGGCCAGTCCAGCACAGCATCAATCAACTTGGATCAGATTGAATGAGTGGCATCAACTGTGTAACGAAACTGATCAGCCACTGAAGTTGATTGAAATTCAGTATGGTGAAGATTGCGTAGAAGAAGACATTGAACGTAAAGGTTAATATAATATGAAAGTTGGAATTATCGGTTATGGATGGATTGGGCAGGCCACAAAAAAATTGTTTCCCAGTGCTCAAATATATGATAAATTTATTCCTGAATATCAACTGCCGTTGTACGAATGTGATCTGGCATTTTTGGCTGTGCCTACTCCGTGGACAGGCGGGCCAGGGTTGGACTGCTCTGCTGTAGAAGACGCTATTGCCAATTGTGGCTGTGATTTTATTGTGATTAGATCCGCAACTCAACCAGGATTTGCAGATGAAATGGCCAAAAAATATCACAAGAGAATAGTGGTACAACCAGAATATCTGGGCGAAACTACAAATCATCCGATGCTTAATATGGACAGCCGAGATTTTATGATACTGGGAGGAGATCCAGAAGATCGTAGAGTAGTTATTGACTGTTATGCCACAGTATATAATGCAAATATCAAAATAAGACAAGTTACTAGACTAGAGGCAGAGATTATTAAATTCAGCGAGAATCGGGCTATTTTCTACAAGGTCATGCAATGTCAGGAACTGTATGATGCATGTGAAGCTGCTAACGTAGACTACTATACCATTAGAGATGCAGTGTACGGTGATGATCCTCGTATGAATCTTTGGTGGACATTTGTATACCCTGAACGCCGTGGCGCAGATTCCAAGTGCATACCCAAAGATGTGTATGCCTGGTGCTCCTGGGCAGAAAGTGTGGGATTAGATCCAGCGGCTACAAAATTATTACTAGACTACAATCAAAAACTCACTGAGTCTAACCCGGTGGTAGAGCAAAAAAAGTTTGAACTGGTTCCATTGCAAGGAGACCGTCCAGTTGGTCAACATGTAATTTATGTTTCTTGCGATACAAACTATTACTATCGATTGGTTGTGCCTTTGATCAACAGTATTGTAAAACAAATCGACTGGATCCATGTGCATGTGCATCTGATTTGTTATGATCAGCCTATCATGGATTGTTATGATCATGATCGAGTCTCATTCAGTTATGAAATTATCAGCAAAGATTTTATATCAAATATCAAATTAAACACAAGTCCTGATCGAATATATCGCAACACACAAATCTTAAAAACGTCCGATAACTATGTTATCAAAGAAAAAATTTATTATTCTTGTGCTAGATTTATGAGAATGCAGGATCTATTTGAACCCGAGCAGTTTGTACTACAAATTGATGCAGACACAATACTGTGTAGACCATTTGGCAAGGAAGATTTTGAATCAGTCACAGTTGTACCTCGAGGCATGCGCAAGCCAAAAGATCCTGACACACTGATTGCCAGTTGTATTGGATTGGGAACTGGCACAGCAGGACAAGACCTAAGGCAAAAATTTGCACAACGCTTGATAGAAACATTCGAAGAGGGTGCATTTTGGTTC